CAGGATTACGCACAGAACCAAAACGATCGACAAGATCAGCAAGACGATGCACGTGACTCGTGGGGCAACCCGGACGACGATCCATGGTCTGGGGAGAACGCCGAGCCATCGGATACAGGGGGCGATGGCGAGCCGCAAGGGAAAGGGAACCGAGGCAATCCAGCATGGGGGAAGCCGGGTAACGGCTATGACCCGTACGCCCCGGTGCCTCGCGGTTCGTATCGGCACACCGACAAGTACCACAAGACCAAGACGCAAGCCAAGCGCAAGATCAACAAAACCAAGCCGGTGAAGGCTTATCACTGGTTCGGCGAGCAGAAAAAGAAAGCCAAGAAGGTCAAGAAGAAAGGCTTTTGGTTCTGATCATGGGCCTATTCAGCGGTGATAAAAGCAAGGGCAGCAGCGACAGCGGGGAGACCAGGAAGAAACTTAAGCAGCAGAAGAAAAAGCTCGCGCTCGACCAACAGATCAATGATCTTCGGATGCAGCAGGCCGAGCTACAGGGCAAGGGTGATAGCTGGTTCGGCGGCGGCGGTGACAGTGGCGGTGAGGGCAGCTTCTGGACTGACTGGTACGGCAAGGACTGGGACATATGAGCCAACCAACCGAGGCAGTGATCGCGATGCGTGATCGACACCACGCCGCGACCGCGCCCTTGATGGAGTTCGTGCCGGTCTATGCCGACGACGACAACTGGTGGTGGAGCATCGCGTGCGGTCACCATCAGAACCTCTTTGATGCTGCGCTCGACCGCATTGATGATCTAGAGGCAGCGATCAAGCGGGCTGAAGCACAGATCGCCGAAGAGATGACCCACGGACCGAACGCGCAGTATTACGCGCTGCGATTCCAGGCTGCGTTGCGCGGTGACTGATCATGCGTCGGATCGTTGCCTATCTCGTCTCATTCGGTCATGCGATTGCTGGGCTCTGGCTGACGATCACCGACTTCCTGAAGGGATTACTGGAGCGCGGCTATCCGCTGGTCGCGTGGATGGAACCGCACACCGACGCCAACCTGTCGATCAAGGCAGGCGAGCACAAGATCTTGGAGATCAAAAAGCATTGGTTCGCCTCGGTCTGGTCAGTGATCAAGGTGCTCGGCGCTTCTGCTCTGTGGGTCTGGGCGACGTTCGCCGACACGCAGTTCTACTTCATCGACTTCTATTGGATCTTCCTGATGCCGTTCTCGCTGGCGATCATCATTCAAGGTCTGTGGCACATCGTGGCCGAGTTCCGCGACCGGTTTGTGATCACCAATCAGCGGATCTTCCGGATCAATGGCGTGACCGGCAAGACCCGGGCCAGCATTCCGATCAACAAGATCTTGGACATCACGGCCAAGCAATCACTGCTGGGCCACTGGCTGAACTTTGGTCACTTCGTGTTCGAGAGCGCGGCGCAGATCCAAGGGCTGCGACAGATCACCTATGTCCGAGACATCGACATCAACGAAGAGATCTTGCGGATGGCGATCCACGGCGACGAACCGCACGAGCTAGAGACCATCGCTGAGGAGGACGACGACGGAACATGACGGAACAAGACGAGGACTATCAGAGCGCGCTGATCGCAACCGGTGCAGTGATGATCTTGCTGACACACGGTGGAGCGGGTGCGGCCGGTATCCAAACCGAGCACGTCACCGAGCCGGACGGTAAGACCTTCACCAACCAGATCCGCATTCACATCCCGTTCCTGATGCCGGACTACTTGATCACCGTGACAAAGGTGAGTGAGAAGCCGCCCGCCTGGACTGGGCGACCTGATCTGAGCTTGCAAGGGGAGACCAACGCTCAAGTGTGGGCTCGAACGTTTTGGGACTTGTGGGGTGATCGTTTACAGGAGCTGGACTTCTCCACCATGCTTACGTGGTTCGCCAATGCAATCGAAACGACCCCACCGTGATCGATTACCTAGCTGAGCTATACGTTCGCTTCCTGATCTTGCTGTCCTGCTGCGGCTGGGCGGCATTGGTGTTTTGGGGCATCATCTTCATTGCAGAAAAAATCTGCCGCTGGGTGTATCAGGACGACGCTCAGTACCCTCCTCCCTTACAAGAGCTGGAACAGCACGAGTGCTGCGACTGCGGCATGCTGAAGATGCTGGACGAAGACGAACGCTGTGATCTTTGCGTCGCGATCTTCAATGCCGAGCTGAAGTACTACGGGTACAGCCGGGCCGATCGCGAGCTACATCGCGAGATCGTGAATGAACAGCTTCGGTTCTGATCATGACCAACTCCGGCCCGACTCTGGAAGGCAGCTTCGCCGAATGGCAGACCGGCGAGGTCTCGGGCAAGTGGTACCTGAAGAACAAGCTGCGGATGTTCCTCTGGCGCACCATCCCGCCCGAATTGATCTCTACCGGGCTGACTGCTGGCTTTGCCTACTGTGATCATAAGCTCGGCCAACTGATCGGTAGCGACGCTTCCGAGATCGCCACTCGCGCCACGTTGATGGGCATCCCGGTCAGCGCAACCACCGTCGCGATCTTGCTGATGTACGGCATGCACCTGCTAGCCGAGACCATGCCAACCTTCACCGAGGTTGTACACCCGTTCGGTCCGAGACGCCCGCCAGATGATCTTGAAGACTGGGAAGACTGGCTGGACAAAGGCGTTCGGATCGGTCGCTGGCAGGCACTGGACGGCAGCGGCCGGGCTGGCGCTATCGCTCGAATCCCGATCATCGATGAGCACATCTTCTGTGCCGCACTGACCCGGCACGGCAAGTCCACCTTCGAGTGGGCGCTGATGGATGATCTTAAAGAGGGGATCGACTCCAAGGCTGTCCGGATCATCATGCTCGATCCGAAGAACGGCATGGAGATGGCCACGGCGGTCAATCTCGGGTTCGTTGCCAAGGATGATTTCTACTACGGCGAGAACGTCGGTGAGCTGGTCCAAGACGGCAACGGCAAGTCGCATTACATGCTCTACGAAGAGACCTTCATCAAGCCTCTAGAAGATCTTGTACGTGAGATGCGCCGTCGTGCCGACATGATCAGGTTCAAGCACCCGCATCATCGTGCGAAGCCCGGCGATCCGCACATCATCTTGATCGTTGACGAGTTGGCCCAGCTTGTCCGAGACACCACGCCGACCCCGATCAAGAGCCGGATCATCAACGCGCTGAGCACACTGCTCAACCAGGGCGCGGCGTGCGGTATCACGGTGGTCGGATGCACACAGCACCCGAGCATCGAAGAGATCGGCCCGATCCGTAACGGCTTCACCTTCAAGCTAGCGGGACGCCTCGCGAGTGCGCGAGCCGTCGACATGGCGCTTGGCGATGGGATGCGGCAGCGCGGCGCGAAAGCTGATCACCTGAACCGCAAGATCAGAGGAGTGTTCTTCACCAACCAGTCCGGCCCGATCGTGCTGCGGGTCTGCAACTCCGGTCCGGAGTTCTACGATCCTGACTCTGAGCCGGTCGATATTCCTGATCTTCCACCCGGCATCGATGAAAAAGATCAAGAGGCTGCCGAAGCCGCTTGGGAGTACGTCCGATCACAGAAGAGCGCCAATCCGATGCGCCCTCCACCTCCTGATCAGGAGGCGGCATGAGCAAGGGCAGTTGGATCAGGGGCGCTGAGGCCGACAAGATCATTCAGATGGCCGCTGCCGGGACCGAAAGCCAGATCATTGGAGACGAGACCGGACACCGTCGCGAAGTGATCGATAACTTCATCAGTCGGCATCGTGTCGAGGTCGAGGCGCTCGTACACAAGCACGCGATGCAGCTCGATCAGTACTGGCTGACGATCAAGGCGGCGCGCATCGGGAAAGCCCAAGAGCGGCATGTGATCTTGACCGAGCAATTCCATGAGGTCTCAACCGAGTGGAATCGAGAAGATGAACCCAGCCCGACCATGATCAAGCTCTCAGATGCGTTGCTGCGTATTGAGCGGGAGGCAGGCGAGGAAGCGGGTCAGCTCGTAACGCGGATGCCGAACCCCGGCCCCGATCCCAAGCCGGTACAGATCATCATCGATCGGCCTATCGATGGCTGATCACCGCTACGAAGCGCGCGGCGTGCACGGTCAGATCTTCGACATGACCGATCGCGAGATCTTGATCACCGGTCCGGAACACACCGGCTCACCACGCGCGTGCATGGAAAAGCTGATGGTCAACTGTCAGAACAACCCCGGCACGCAGGGCATGATTGTTCGCAAGGTCGAGAAGAACCACGCGATAGCTACCACGCCGACTCTGGAGCGGCGGGTGCTGCCGGAGTTGATCAACAGCAGGAACGTGCAGTTCTACAACGGGAACACGCGGACCCCGCAGCGTTACCAGTTCAGCAACGGATCGTCAATAGTGCTGGCTGGAATTGATGATCCGAGGAAGTTCGCCGACAGCAGCTTCGACATGATCGTTGCGCTGGGCGCTACTGATCTTGAGCAAGAGGACTGGGAAAGCCTGTCCATGTCGCTGGCCGGTACCGCTTTGGGCTATACCCAACTACTCGGGCACACCTTGCCACAGTGGCCCACACATTGGCTCTATCTGCGCGCGCAAGCTGGCATGACGTGCAAGCTCGATGCTCGACACGAGGACAATCCTGATCTCTTCGATCGAGTCGACGGTCATTACGTGATCACTGATCAAGGTCGGGCAGTGATCGGAACACTTAGGAACCTGACCGGCGTGCGGTGGTTGCGTAACGGGCTCGGGCTCTGGGCACCGGCCGAGGGTTTGATCTACACCCGATTCAACAGCGCGGTGCACGTGATCAAACCCTACGTGGTGCCGAACGATTGGGCTCGGGTCTGGGGCATCGACTGGGGCAAGGTGCACGCGTTCTCATGGGGTAACTGGGTACGGGAGCCGGACGGTCGGCTTGTGATGTTCCAAGAGATTCACATGACCGGCCGCGATGTTGAAGATCACATCGAACAGATCTTGGACAACACCACACGCGCCGGGCAGCCGAGGCCCGAGAAGATCATTTGTGATCATGATCTAGACAACATCGCGCGGATGGTCAAGATCCTCAGCAAAGAGTGGGGCTTCGATGTCCGCTCGATCGTCGTGCTGGCCAAGAAATCGGTCAAGGCCGGTATCGATGCCGTCGACAACCGGCTGAAGCAGCGCTACATGGCGATCATGCACGGTTGTCTGCTGGAAGTTGATCAAGCTGCGCAAGATCTTGGAAAGCCAATCGATTTCCTCAGCGAGGTCAGCTCGTACGTCTGGGCTGATGAGAAGAAAGATCAACCGCTGAAGCGCGACGATGACGCAATGGACATGGCCCGTTACGTGATCATGGAAGAGGATGCAATCACCTCATACGGGGTTCGAATGAAGAGGAAAGCAAGCTGATGCCAAGATCAAAGTTTCCGAGCATGCCGAAGACAGGCGCTAGAGGCGGTACGGGCACCAGAGGCGGAGGCTCACGCGGGGGCAAGCGCGGCGGTGATGGAGCCAGCATCGGGGACAGCAAGGCGAAGGGCGGGCTCAGAGGACAGCGCGGCGGCAAAGGTAGGCCAGCGCTCAACACGGACGGCTACCCACCACAGAAGGGCGGCGCTGAGACCGAATCTGACATCCTTGGCGGATTCACCTACTACTGCGAGGCGGACGGCAAGACCTACCACGGGCAGGAAGCGATGGACAAATACGAGGAAGATCACCCCGGCGAGGGTGGTCCGCACGACGGAATTACTGGCGAATCGGGCATGTATTGGGGCGATTCTTCCTTCCATCCGAGCGGCGGACAGCAAGATCAACAAAGCGGCTGGGCACGGTAGTGCTAGCGAAAACTTTTTGATAGACTGACCGGGACGGAAGGACGAAAATGAGACAGAATTTCCGGGTCGATGTGAAGCTGATCAGGCCAAACCCCCGACAGAATCGCGTGTGCTACGCGCTGCCACTGGCCGAAACCCCGCATGAGGCGGTTCAGAAGGTGCTCGATTACCAGCGCTCACAGGGCGAAGAAGTCGAGGTCTTGGGCGTCGTGTGGGGGAGCAAGATCAAGTCCACGCTGGCCTCGCGGCAGCGACTCAGCCCAGAGGGTCTGAGGTGGTGACATGATCAAGAAAGCTCTCTGGTGGGCACCGTTGTTCTGGATTTTCTGCCTGGTCGATTACCAGCTTGAGCATCACCTAGCGCCGAACTGGTACACGGTATGCGCGGCTTTCCTTGCCGGGATCAACACGATGTGGCTGGTCGTGCAATACCACGAGGCCCGCAAGCCCAAGCCCCGGCCGCAGACAAGAACCAAACCGAGAGCCAAGCCAACTCCGGGCGCGCGCGCAATCCTTCCTCAAGATGATCAAGTTCTGAAGGGTGGACACGCTAGCCAGTGGCGGCGGGTGAAGATCGATCAGCTCCACGCGATGCAGAGCCGCCTACGCATCCTAGAAGCCAACGCACCACAAGAACTACTTGATCAACTAAACAGAGCAGATGCTGAACTTGCACGGAAGGACACATGATGACGGAATGGGCTGAGCAACTGGCCAAAAACGGATTTCTGACTGCGGAAGAGAGCGCAGAACGGGCAACTAGATGGCAACCATCGGGACCTCAGAACTTCCCCTTCCCGATCCGATCGGACACGGGAATGCGTGAACTTCGAAAGGTAGACATGGTGTTGGGTGATCGCCCAGAGGAGCGCGGTGCCAAGGCTGATCAAATCGCAGCGGTCAGCCCTGGCATTGCGTTTGTCAAGGTCGAGGGAGTGGACTACTCCCCCGAGGGTGTCATGGCGTTGCGTGCGGCAGTAGCTGAGATGCGGGGGTCTGCTGACGGTTGCGCACCAGAAACCGTTGTACTCACACATGTCGTCGCGATCTTGAACTACACCACTGAGCTACAGAGGCAGATTGGTGAGTTACGTTCATGATCAAAGTTCTGAGATACGCGATCGAGCTGTTCTGGCCTCCGAAGCCGAGCGAGTGCTGGGAAGATCAAGACGGCCGGATCTTCACTGCATTCGACCCCAAGCAACATGTAGTTGGTCAAGCTGATTGGTCGCGTTGGATTGGTGAGGCTCTCGGGGTCGGGAGCTTGGGTGAACGGGTACATGGCCAGACGCGCGCTGGCAAGTCCTCGGCGTTCCTTGATCGAATGGCGTACGGCCAAGATTCTAAGCTGCAATTGATCAACGTTTTGGATTCGCTCAACCGTTACGTCGAGGTGCTCGAAGCCTGGTCGGCAGCTAACCGGAACAGTGGAAACCGGACCAAGCACAGCATCGGGACCGAGCAACAGCACACCGCTAACATCCTCCGCGACATCGCACTCGGCAAGCCAGTGATCTTCTTAGAAGAGGGTGATCGGGTATGAACTGGGTTACCGGTAGCATCTCGGCACGCGACATCGAGCGACAGCGGCGCTGGAGTCGTCTCATTTTCGGTCCCGGTCGTCGTACTAACGGCTTGATCAAACACATCAGGAAAGAGCTGAAAGAGATCATCGATGATCCAACTGATCTTGAAGAGTGGGTTGACATCATGATCTTGGCGATCGATGGTGCTTGGCGTCACGGCGCGTCGGCTGAAGAGATCGTCGCGATGTATCACGTCAAGATGCAGAAGAACCGCGACCGCAAGTGGCCGGACTGGCGCGACTCCGACGAAGATCACGCAATCGAGCACATCCGATGAATTACGGGCAAGCGTTCTTTCTGGGTGTTGCTGCGCTCGGGTTTGCGCGGGACTTCACCAGATTGATCTTTCATCTCATGGTCAGGCACTATCAGAAGCTGACAGACGAAGAAAATCTTTACTGGGAGCATCTCGCGTGGCGTGAGTTCATACCCTGCCGTTGCTGGACGTGTCGGAGGGTGCGGAAACGTGTCTGTCATGGCTGATCTTGATATTCGGCTGGCGACGTACCAGACCGATCTTCGGCTGTTGTGCACCGGCAGCCGCGACTGGCGCGACTGGATTTCTATCCGGCGAGTGCTCGGGTTCTATGTGGGCTCGGTGCAAGGCACGGTGACAGTGATCCACGGCGCGCAAGTCAGCGAGGACGAAAAGACTCACGAGAAGTGGGGAGCCGACTACATAGTTGATCAAGTAGCTCGGGAGCTAGGCGCGGTAGTCGATCCGCACCCGGCCAAGTGGAGGATGTTCGGCAAGCGTGCTGGTCGGCTGCGCAATCAAGAGATGGTTGATCTTCACTTCATCCGGCCAATTGATCTTTGCCTGGCGTGGCCGCTCGGTAAGTCACCAGGCACCCGGGACTGCATGGCCCGTGCGGAGCTGGCCCACATCCCGGTGGAAAATCATGGGGACAAGGACTGGCGATGAGTCTCACACGGACGGAGCAAACGATCATCGTCTGGCAGACGCTTGACGTACAGCTCAGACGAAAGATCGGTGTTCAGATACTTGACGCTGAGCAGCTCAAAGAGATCTCGGCCGTCGTGGTCGACATCCTCAACAGCCCACACACGCTATCCGAAGTACAACGTATTCGCAGAGAGACAGGAGTTGATCATGGAACTAGCAACCATCACGATGCCGGTTGAAGCGGCACAGGAGCGTCTAGATGCATACGCCCAGCTAGTAGCGAAGGAACGCACTGCTGAAGATCGAAAGATCATCAAGGGCTACGAAGCGATGGTCAAGGGACATTCGATCATCGAGTTATCTCAGTCGATCCAAGCTGGTGGATTCTTCGACAGTGGTCTACCTAAGATCGCTGTTGCCCGAGCTACCGGCAAGACGTGCTGGGTCAAGACCAGTGGGTGGGAGGAGGCAATCACCTACTCCTCTGAAGAGCCCGACAGATGGGGGAACATGGCTAATCGTGGCGCACTGGTCAACGACGTAACCGTGCGTATTCGTGATCAAAAAATTAGGCGTAGCAACTCGGGCCGAACGATCATGCCAATGGTCCCTCCCGAGGTACGCGCAGAGGTAGGGCCGGACAAACTGCATCGCTATCACATCTTGTGGGAGGTCGAAGAGTGGACCATGATCGCACCGCGAGATCCGGCGTTGCTGTATTGGATAGCCGGTGATCTTTGGGAGGTCATCGCACTGTGGGATCTCACTGATCTTGAGCGTGCGGTACTGGCTCGATGACCTATGTAGTCAACACCCATCAGCGAGCTATCTGCCCGACGTGCAAGCGCAACGTGGCAATCACTCACGAAGGGGTGATGTACTCGCATAGGGACGATGATCATGAGCGCTGTGAAGGCAGCGGGGGCATCGGAGAGCCCACTACCGAGCAACCCGACTACGACGCCAATTACAAGCGGAGCCACAACCGGCAGCCAATGTTGATCACAGACGAGATAACGACTCAGTAACTACGGCACGTCGCGGTGCTCGACCGATAGGATTGTGCCTGGAGCTAGAAGCTCGGGATTTCCCCCACCCAATGCTCGCTCTACACGGGGGGCCGCGTCTGAACCGTGCGCAGTCGCGGCCCTCTCGTATGATCATCATGTGACCAACTGGGCTGAAGAGTTGCTAGCTGATCAAGAAAACCGCCGCTCTCGGACTCGGCCGGAACGGTTCGCACGCGGCGATATCACCACAGATGATCTTGATGATGAAGAGCTAGCTCGGCAACAGGTACGCGAGGATGACGGCAGCTTCGCCCGCGTCCGGCCAGCGTTGCATGTAAACAAAATCGCAGAGATGCAGCGCGCGTTGCTGGCTCGCGGCAATGATGTGTTCGCGGCGTCGTTCATCGAGGCAACTCAGACGATGCGCGAGATTTGCTCCGACCCGAACAATCCGCCGCAAGTCCGGCTGCAAGCTGCAAAGATGATCATCGACAAGGTCGCTCCGACTGCAACCGTGATCGAGATCAAGCCTCATGATCCTGTTATGGCGTTCTTCGAGGGAATCAACGAACCAGGCGCAACCGAGCTGATCACCGGTACAGTTGTGCCCGATCCTGATCCACTAGAGATCACCTCAGGAGATGATCATTAATGGCTGGCGAGTTCATCAAAGATCCCCCGCTGAGTGCAGACCGCGAAGCTAAGAAGTTCTTGCGCAAGAATGCAGGCACACGCGGAGTTGGCACGTCCAAGGGAAAGCAAGTCACCAAGTCCAATGGCTCTGTAGCCCGGGGTGGTAAGAAGATCACCTCTGGTGCTGCGAATGTCCGTGGCGGGACTTTCTAGCGGGCTGCTGCCTCCCCGGGTAGCCACCGAGGAATACTGCTACTCCAAGATCAATTGGCACCCGCATGAGGGCCAGCAACGGGTGATCGAGGCGCGTCAGCGCAATAAGGTGCTGGCCGCTGGCCGACGCTTCGGCAAGTCCGAGATCGGCGGCAACAAACTAGTCCACGAAGCGATGAACACCCGCATCGCAATACCGATCCTAGATGATCTTGGAAAGCGCCGCGAGTTCTGGATTGTCGGCCCGACCTACACCGATTCGGAGAAGGAATTTCGGGTCCTCTACAACGCGCTGACCAAGATCGGAATCGGGGAGTACTTCGACCGGCCGGGCACCTATAACGACCCGATCGGCGGCAACATGCATCTGAGCCTCTGGGATGGGAAGTTCCAGGTCCACGCCAAGAGCGCTCAGCACCCCGAGAGCCTGGTTGGTGAGGGTCTGGCCGGGGTGATCCTTGCTGAGGCTGCCAAGCTCAAGGAAATCGTCTACAGCAGGTACATACGCGCCACGCTGGCGGACTTTCACGGGTGGTGCCTGATGACCAGTACCCCCGAGGGCAAAAATTGGTTCTATGACCTCTGGAAGCGCGGCCTAGACCCCAAGTACACCGATTGGTGGAGCCTCCGCGCCCCGTCCTGGCTCAACCCCTATGTCTACCCCGGGGGCGCGAGTTTCGAGCTGGTCGAGCAGTACCGGGACCGATTTCTCAGCGGCGAACCACGTGAGGACAGCCTCAAGATCGATCCCGAAATTGCGGCACTCATCGAAGACCTGACAGACGAGGCTTTTGATCAAGAGATCGGGGCTGATTTCACCACGTTCGTTGGTCGGGTCTTCAAAGAGTTCGATGAAGAAGTTCATGTCACTGATCTTGAGTATGTTCCTGGTTGGCCGACGTATGCCGCTGTCGATTATGGTTTCACGAATCCGAACGTCTGGCTGCTGATTCAGGAAGATCCACACACCGAAATCGTCAACGTGCTCGGGGAGGTCTACCGAGAAGGGCTCGCACCGGATGAGTTCGCCGAGGAGATCTTGCGGCGCAACCTCTGCCCGCGTGACACCATCGCGTTTTACCCGGACCCCGCAAGCCCGGGCGACACCGCGATCTTGGAAAAGAAGCTCAGGATCAAACATCGCAGCGACGGCGCGGCAGAGGTCAAGTTCCGAATTGATGCCATTCGCAAGTGGATGAAGTGGAAGCTGTTGGGCCGATCTCATGATCATCCGGAGAATCGGCCCAAGTTGATGTTCGATCGATCATGTTCCAGAACGATCTTGGACATGTTGAATTATCGCTACGCTCAGAAGCGCAGTGAAGTGGCTGGTACTCCGGAGAATCCAATGAAGAAAGATGATCATGGACCCGAGGCGCTCGGTCGTTATTTCGCCGGTAGACACGGGACTCCGGATAAGGTAGCCCGCAGGGCGCGTCAAAGAAGGGCCTCCGTCAGTGGTTGATCTTTCCCCCTATTCGACAGCACTCCCTTTGTTGGGTGTGCTTCCGACATGGCTCACTCCAACAGACGCACAACGCATTGAGGCGTACGCGCTGTATGAAGCCATGTACCGCAACGTGCCGGACGCTTACAAGATCATTCAGCGTGGTGATGAATCAAATCCGATCTTGGTTCCGAGTGCGAAAACGATCATCGAAGCATGTAACCGATTCCTCGCGAAGGACTGGACATTCGTAGCTGATCCACGGCTTGGAACGGACAGTGAGCGCGCGTTGCTCGCGCAAGTGCTCACGCCGTTGTTCCGACGCGAGCGAGTCTGGTCGAAGTTCGCATCTCAGAAGCGCTACGGGCTGATCAGGGGTGATACCTGCTGGCACATCATCGCTAATCCTGATCTTCCTCAGGGCAAGCGAATTTCGATCATGGAGCTGGACCCGGCTGCATACTTCCCGATCTATGACGACGCGGACGACAGCAAGCGCATTGGCTGCCACATTGTGGAGATCCGAGTCAACGACAAGAACGAATCCTTGATCAAGAGACAGACCTACCGCAAGGACGCGGTCAGTGGAGTGATCACTCACGAGGTCACATGGTGGGAGCTAGGCGCGTGGGATGATCGAAATCTTGACCCGAAGGATCTCAAGAAAGCCAAGAACCCACCGGCACCCCCGGTCCCTGTCCATCCACTGCCGCCAGCGATCACAGCGTTGCCGGTCTACCACATCAAGAACGACCCAGCCCCTAGCGATCACTTCGGAGTTTCTGAGCTAGCGGGGCTCGAACGCATAGCTGCTGCTGTATCCCAAGTGATCAGTGACGAGGAGATCGAGCTAGCCCTCTCGGGGCTGGGTTTGTACGTCACCACGAGCGGTCCGCCAGTGGATGAAGCAGGCAACGAAATTAACTGGAAGATCGGTCCCGGCTACGTTGCCGAGATCGACCCGGAGGCCGACTGGAAACGGGTCAATGGGGTGCTCTCGGTCGAGCCCAATCTTGATCATGCTCGGTACCTGGAAGCCAAGATGAAGGAAGCATCAGGCACGCCAGATATTGCGATCGGCGACATAACGGACGTGCGTCTGGCCGAGTCGGGGATCGCACTTGCGTTCAAAATGGCCCCGTTGCTCGCAAAATGTTCTGAGAAAGAGCAAGAGATGCTCAGCATTTATGACCAGATGCTGTACGACATCTCGCGCGGCTGGCTGCCAGCTTACGAATCGATAAACTTCGGCGAGTCGGCCACGGCGGTCTCCATTGTCAGCGATCCTATGCCAGTCAATCGAGAAGCTTTCCTCAAAGAGGTTGGTCTCTTGATCGACAAGGGAATCATCAGCGTCGAATACGCTCGCGTGCTGGTCAGCGAGAAGCTCGGGCTGGAGTTCCCTGCAGAGATGGGGGAGCAGGTTGTACTTGAGCAGGCCGCACTAGCTGCAGCTCGCAACACGGACCCCTTTGAGGCCCGGATCGCGAGGGAGCTAGAGAATGTCGAAGCGGCGTAAAGACAAAAAGCGCAAGCAACGTATCCCTGAAGATCATGTTGATGGGCTGTTGATCTTCATGTCCAGGCTCATGATCGCGATGGGTCTGCCGTCGTATCGAATTCAAATCATGAAAAAGCCCGCTGACAAGGGCTCGATCGCTGAAGTGATCTACACCGATGATCGCTACGTTGCACAGGTCTATCTAGCGAAAGACTGGATGGACCGGACAGAGGACGAACGCCGCGACACGATCGTGCACGAAATACTCCATCTCTGGCACCGTCCGCTCTCTGATTGGTTCCGGGATGATGTTCATGAGACCGCCAACGTGCATGAGTTTGTCAGGCTAGAGCGGCAGTTCCGAGCAATCACCGAGCTGATGGTTGATCAAATGGCGTTGATCTTGGCTGATACCCACCGCATCAAGGAAGAGTGGGAGGAGGCTCACAGTGGCTCATCCTCTGCAGGAATTCTTGAAAAAGCAGAGACTGCTGACTGATGCCGTTGTCATCCTGACTCGTAAGACCGGCGAGGGTATGGCCTACGAGATCGACACGATCGAGAAGCTGGGAGCCCTTAGCACTGTCCAGAAGTACACGATCGTCAACACCCGCTCAGCGATTATGGGCAAGATCGAAGATCATTTCGATCTTGTCGAAGCAGAGATCGAAGACGCAAAGCCGCCGATGGGTGAACTAGCTGCCGAGATCGTCACTGAGTATGCCGTAGATGCGATCAGTGAAGCTGTCGGTCCGAAGTCATTGCTCCCTGCTGGTAAGAGACTCTCGGCTCAGACGCTGGGCAAGATCGAACAGCAGATGATCAGTGGTGGCAGGCCACTCGCTATCGATGCTG